CGCCACCCGTGGCACCATAGATACCTTTTTCTCTGAGCATGTAGTCATACTGCATTAAAAAGTCAGCGACGAAATGCTTGATGCCAAATAAGGCCAATAAGATAAAAACTGTTACGGTCATTTGTAATATACGCTACGTGACTTTGGAGTTTCCCACCAATCAATGTGGTCGACAGTTACGTTCAATGGTTTCATTTTAATGTCTACTAGTTCTGCCATCCAGCTTGATAAGTTTTCACTTGTTGGAACAAAGTCTACGATCATGAATCCTTCATAGTATTCATACTCTGGTGTGTTAGGATCTAGACCTGTCAGGTCTAACTGCCACCCCGCTACATAGTCTGTGTTTGGAACTAATACTGGAACCAATTCACGATCACCAACGATTTGATTATATAACGGATCGCTCTTGTCTAATACAAACTGATGATCGATATATTCATTGATCCATTTCTTCAACCACTCCAAATGACGGAAGTCTGTGACCATACCAGTTGGATCTAATACCCCAGTTGGGCTACGTAGATAAACCTGTAGTTTGCCTTCATGTCCATGTAGATGACGACAAGCACACTTTAAGTCTGCCGCATATTCACCATTTAGTTTCTGTGTCCAAACTCTGTGTCCATAACAGAATTCAAATGTTTTATCAATTATATGTGCCATTTATTTCTTTTCCTCAACATAATGTTTATTCCAGTCATACTGTGTTTCCTGATATGTTTTGTTTTGATAATGGCTAGGGCCATCATAGTATTCTAATCCAAAATGTCTGCGTATGTTCTTTTGATCACCTTGGCTACCACAGATGTCAGCACAACGTTCACCAACTAGACGATAGAAATGTTCAAGAGCGTCTGTTACGGGTAATCCTGCCTGTTCTGCTAGTTTTTCTAATTCTTTAGTCATACTATATTATATTTAGGTTTTTGATAGAAGTCAAATGTTTTTTGCACTATCCAATATGCTTTCTAGTTTGGCCTGACGTTCTAACAGTTTGAAAAACAATGCCAGAGTATTAGCCGCATCAACATCCGCACGGTGCGCCTTACCTTTGAAATGCAGTTTGAAATAGCCCATAGCTGAACTCAATCCACCACTTGGTGCTTTACCACGTGTAAGCATCAAGTATGTATACCAGGTCTTAACATCGATCCAACGACGGCCAAAATGCGGAAAATCTGCATGGTTTTTGCAGAATTCTGCCAATAATTCCACACTATCACCACCACCCCAAGTCACTGGGTTGACGAAGACCTTATGTTCCTTTATCAGCTCACCAAGCTCACGGGCAACATGTTCATGACTATAAGCATTGGCACGGATATCACTGTCAGTTATGCCTGTCAGATCATTGATGAATTCACTGATAGGTTCTTTAGGATCTATGTACCATTTACGGACAACATAGTCTTCAAAGCGTGTGTTCTTATCACCTATAGCCACACCAATCTGTATGATACGACCACTGGGTTGATTAAGTTCTAGATCTAATGCTAGGAACTTGCCATCTGCTATCATGCATGTTCTTTCTGCGGGTAACTAGCAGTTAGCCATTCGGCCATGCTCGTAGCGTTCTCACTTAATTTAACTAGGTCATATTTGCCACAGAACTTTAAGAATTGAGCACCTATCATGGGCATATTCTTGGGGGCCTGTGCGGCCGCAATAGTCTCTGCCATCTTAATCTTTATATCATCTGGTTGTGCTGTTAGATCAACTAGAATACGATTACGTTCATAGTCATCTAATACACGATGTTCGAGGCCATTATGATCAACCCAACGCTGTAACATCATGTTGTTCCAATTATACCCTTTCTTATCTTTATCACTGTAGGCTTCTTCTAAGCCAACTTTGTTTTTACTGCCTTTAGTGCGCACGCCTGGAAATGCTGAAAATACATTGTCTGTGGGATCACCACGCATACACTTTTCAAAAAGTATAAACTGTGGGTTAGGAATCTTCTTAGGCTCTTTAGTCTTTTTATCTATGACCGGTTTACCTTTCTTGTCAAAGATACCTTTTAAAGTATGAAGCTCATCGCTGATACCATTGTATTGATTAACATTGTCTGCTAGGAGTTGATAGAAGTCTGTGTCACTAGATATAATAGTGTGATGATCATCTGGGTGACTTTGTATCCAACCGGCTATCAAATCATCAGCTTCTAATTCATTATGTTGTAGCACACTACAGTTAGTCTTTTCTGCGACAAATGTTTTTAAATTATCAAATGTTTCCCAGAATAATTTATCTTCTTCTGCTTCGCTTTCAGTAAGGGCCGCACGGGCTACACTACGGTTTTTCTTATAAGGTTCATAGAAGTCTTTGCGCCAACTACGACCTTCTAAACAGAAGATCACATGATCAGCTTTTTGATCACGCCAACTTTTATTGATTGATGCCAGGGTTACGTGGATAGCAAAACCCAGCTTGTCCCAAGTATCACTTTGGCGATGTGCTGAATGTCTTGCTCTGAAGAATGTGTTTGCTGTGTCTACAAGTAAGTATCTCATGTAGTCATTATACTTTCTATTTTGATTTTTGTCAACTAACTTCTGTTCTACCGTTACCTAAATCTTTACGGTTACTAGCACGGATTTCTGGATCAGCCTGTTCTTGCTCAAAATTTTCTTGTATAACATTACGGCATACGGCTTTGAACCAATTATCTACTATGTCTTGATCTGTTTTACCTTGATATCCAGAACGGATTAAATTGGATAAAAATTTATCATTCCAATCTAACTCAAATGCACCATTACCTGGATTATCTTTATCGATATCCATACTTAATACTTCTACCCAGGGTTCATCACGTTCTGTAGCAAGTTCTTTAGGTGTCTTTTTGACTTTTTGTTCTTTGATAACCGCGGGTTCTGGTTTAGTACCAAACAAACTATTGATTAATTTCTTTATCATATTAGTCCTTGAATAAATCTAACTCTTCCCATGGTAAATTATCTTTACCAAAGTGTCCGTAGTTAGTTGTACTACTATAAATAGGGCGGAATAGGTCAAATCTGTTAATAATGCCTTTAGGTGTTAGGTCTACATTAGTAGTTATCCATGAGGTAAGCTCACTATTATTTCCGTCACTGTCAACATAAACACTCATAGGTTGCTCTACCCCGATAGCATAAGCAAGTTGAACAATAGCATGTGTTGCCCGGCCGCTGGCTACGATATTCTTAGCTAGGTATCTAGCCATATAAGCTGCACTACGATCTACCTTAGTAGGATCCTTGCCGCTAAACGCACCACCACCATGTGGGCAACTACCACCATAGGTGTCAACAATAATCTTACGTCCTGTTAATCCGGTATCACCATCTGGACCGCCAATAACAAAACGACCAGTTGGGTTAATTAAAAATTCTGTTTCATCAGTAATAAGTTCTGCTGGCAATACCGTTAAGATAATTGCTTTTACCTGTTCTCTGACCGTGTCAATATCCGTGTCTGCTGAATGTTGTGTTGAACATACGATCTTAGCGATATGATTAATAGTATAATCATCATTGAATTCGATTGTGACCTGTGATTTAGCATCAGGTCCTAACCAAGTCGCTCCGCTCTTACGGACAGCAGTTAATCGTTCTACAATCTTGTGACTCCAGTAAATAGTTGGCGGCATATAGTTAGGTGTTTTATTAGTGGCATAGCCAAACATAAGTCCTTGATCACCAGCACCAAATGTGTCAGTGCCTAGAGCGATGTCAGCACTTTGGCCATGCATGAGATTTTTAATATCTACAGTAGCCCAATGAAATCCATCTTGCTCATAGCCAATGTCACGGATAACACGACGCACAGCGTTCTCAACTTCCTGATGATTGTAAATACCTTTATATTCGCCAGCGATAATCACACGATTAGTAGTTACTAGGGTTTCACATGCACAACGATAAGCAGTATTGCCTTCACGCATCATTAAATCTAATACCGCATCACTGATAGCGTCTGCTACTTTATCTGGATGTCCTTCACTAACACTTTCACTTGTAAATAGATAGCTCATATTTTCCTTTTATTTGCCCCAACTGTTACCCCAAAGATCAACGTGTAATCTTGGGCTGTAATAATAACCACGACGCATGGCTTCATCAGCTACGTTAAATTTATTACCATCATAGACTTTAACCACACCGCCTACTGGCATAATGTATATAACACCTTTGAACTTGGCCTTACGGTATTCTGATACTGCACGATCTACTTCATCAAAGTCATTTGGACCTTCGACCACAAATTTAAGATAAGTTGTACCAACACGTTCGTAACTCTTAACGATCTCAGGCTTGACTGCATCGGCCCAAGCTTCACCACTTGCTGATAATTTAGCACTAACTGAGAATGTGATCTCACGGCTACCACGATTCCATAATTTTAGATACTTAGCAAAGTCTTCGTGTAGTTCTTGAGTGCCATTTGTTTCGAATGTTAAGTTCTTTAGATTATACATGTCCTTGTGACTTAATAAGTCTGGATAAGCACGTTGCCAACCTAGTAAAGGTTCGCCACCTGTGATAACCAAATGCGTATCATTACCATTGGG